GCCTGAGAAAACTTCTTGAAGGCAGAAGGGGAAGCAGACTTTACATCGACTACATGACCATCAATCACTGCGTCCATGTGTCCTGTAATTCCTGCAACCTTTACCTTGTGTTGCTCATTTGTCACAGTGTGACCAGAAAGTTTAGCTAACGTAAGAAGTATCTCTTCGATGATGTCCCCGTACAGAAACTTGAGTAGCTTGTCACCAGTCATAACCTCACGGCTGTGCCCCTTACTGTCATACCATAGTTGACGAGAAGGTTTACCGATTGCTGATAGACGTAGTGTTGGTCCCTTTTCTGTACGGGGTTTCAAACGAGAACGGAGTAAGTCTTTGAGACTGTCCCCAAAGGTATCAATAACCTTCTCGCTTTCTTCTGTTGATGTGTAACCCTCGGTCAACACAGCATAGACATCTTCGATTAGGGTATCAATACCTTTAGGTTGGTCTGTCATGTTATCTCCTTACTCGAATGCAATTTCCATCTCTTCTGATGGTGCAGCCTCTACAGCTGCGTTAGTCTGGACGTTAGACTTGATGACTGCTGATGGTGCATCGTAGTCCACTAGCTCCATGACCTGACAGAAATCAAAGAACATCTCCTTGGTTTCTTGTTGCATGTCTGAGAGATGACCCAGCTTAATGATGTTACCGTACTGGCTGTTACCGATAGACACAAACATGTTTACCTTTGAACCATTACCGATCAAGTCCTCAGTAGGGTTACCGTTGCTGTCGTAGACCTCACCGTAACGTGTCCAACCACCCCGTGTCTTCTCGTCAAGACCGATCTGAATGAACCTAGCACCATCGAATGTGCTGTCCTTACCTTCCTTTACTTTCTTGTTGAGTTTGAAGTCAGTCATAAGACGTTCAAGCTGATCGTTCATCTTGATTGCGACTGTGTACTCCATCTCTTCTGACATATACTTGTTGGCTGGCTCCTGCAATTTAGCCCAGCTAACTTCAACATCTTTGAGTACGATTTTCTTATCTGCCATGTAATTTCCTTTCTGGCGTTGGTCTGTTTGATTATAATACACTGAGTAGAGAACCATGTCAATGGGTTTCTAACCAGTTCTTACCTATTTTTGCCTCACCATCCATAGGACAGTTTAGCTTGAAGAACTTACCAGCATCAACAATAGACTGGACCTGTATCTCTCCTAGTCTGTGAGCTTGGTGTTCGTCAACTTCTGTTTGCCATTCGTCATGAACCCATGCACATTGCTTAAAGTTAATCCCTTCCTTCTTGGCTTGGCGTTGCCAGAACAGATTAGCTAGGCGCATGATGACTGTCTCCCCTCCCTGTAGGTAAACAGAGAGAGCAAGATGCTCACTGCCAATGGATAGGATACGTCCGTCAAGACCCTTCATCCAACCCATACTTGCAGCACGAGATGCCTCACTCTTTAGTCTCTTGAGTGTGGGCAGTGCCTCATAAAAGTTTTGCATAGACTTGTTAGCTTGTGCTGCATTACACCCAAGTATCTCTGCAATCTTACCTACCCCTGCCCCTAGTAAAAAGGCATAGATAAATGTCTTGGCTGTGGGCCTGTCCTTACAGAACTTACCCAGCGCATTCATGTTAAACGTGTGGATGTCACCATCAATTACTTGCTCAGTGTAAACAGGATCGTTCATGTAATGTGCAAGCACTCGTAACTGGATCCCTGCTGCATCCGTACCCACAAGCAACTTACCCTCAGGAACCTTGAACACTTGCCGACACTCAGCAGCATACAAGCCATCCATCTTCCACAGGATACCATCCTTACCGTGAGGTACGGAGGGGATGTTAGCCATGTTAGGACCACGGTGTGCTGCACGGTGTGTAACAGCACCGGGTGTGATGACCCTGCCGTGTACCCTACCGTCTACCTGAGAGCCTTGTAGCCACTCAGAGGCCAGCTTCCAACGTGTCTCCAGTACCTTCCATACCTTGAGACCCTTCACTACCTGAGGGGCTGAGTCAGGGATGGTTGCTAAATTTTCTGGGCAAATTTTATATGAAGCACCAGACTTTGTTTTGACTGTTGGCTTCCAGCCCAGCTTATCAAGGCGTTTGTTGATCTGTGTAGGTGATGCAAGATTGAACTCCTCCCACATGATCTTGGTGTAGTCACCCTGAACATTACAACCCTCAAGCAATTGGTTGGCAAAGATAGAGCCATCCTTCTTGTGCTTCAAGACAACTTCCTTGACGGGTACTGCGATAGGAACCATGAACTCCTTGATCTCTGCCTCAATACGATTAGTCTCAGCAAGACATGTCGTATAGATTTCTTCTGATAGATCAGTGTCAAGCTCAAATCCGTTAACCTCCTGCTCACACATGATGGCATGGATTTGATGCTCAAGGTTGATAGAAGACTGACTAAACTTAGCACCTTCCTTCATCAATTCCTGATAGACTAGCTCAGTAACCTTAACATCTTGCTTGCAGTATTCCTTCATCTCTTCTGAATACTGAGACCAGTCATTGAACTCACCCTTGTATTCTCCAAGACGTTTACCCCAATCCTCAAGGCGGTGACCACCCTTACGGGTAGGATCAAACAGACGAGACAGTACAAGAGTGTCAACTGTTTTAGACAGTGGGATTTTGTAACCCCATAACTTCTCTACTACCTTGTTGTCAAACCCTACTCCGTTGTGAGCAATCCACTTACTAACCTTGGGTGCAAATTTAGCAAAGGCTTTAGGGCCACGGATAATGTAGTTACCCTTGACACCTACCTCCTTGGCTACCATGACATGAATAACTGTAGGGTTCAAGCTATCAGTCTCAATGTCGAACACTACTTCCATACTTAAGACCCTTTTCCTTTATCAAATCTCGGATGTCTAACTTTTGTTCTTCGTCTAAACCTTCTACCTCATATAACATATCTAGCATGGCATGTGTATAACCTGCAAGATAGGAGAAGTGTTGCATCTTGTGAAAAACATCTTCATCGTTTTGTATCCACAACCACTTCCAAAAGAACCCTTCCCACACGTGGATGACAGAATTATCTTTCTTGTCTAAGACATAAAGGTTACCAGTCTCCCCGTTTATACGAAGGCAGTAATCCCCGTTACTTAAATCGGAAGTATTAAATTCTCTGTACATCATCATTTGGTCATCATAAACGTCCATGTCTTATCCTTCGTAGCTTGTTAGACGACCAGTGTGACGTGAGTAGAGTAGGCTGTCTGCCACCCCAGTCTCACCAGTAAAACGGTTCTTGATTACACGCACCTTGGTGGTGTTACGTTCCAACTCGTCCTCTGCCTGTGTGTTACGTTCCAAGGCAATGATGATGTTACTCAGTTGACCGATACCAGCACTGCCTCTGATGTCCTGTAGGTTTATGGAGCCGCCTTCCTCTGGTGGTTTACGGTTCTTGTCCCTACTTAGATGAGACACCATAAGCAAACAGATGTCAAGCTCAATCGTTAAGGTCTTTAGTTTGGTAACGATCTCGTCCAGTGCCTTGCGTTCATCCTTTGCATGGTCACTTACCACGATACTGATGTGATCCAAGATGATGAACTTACATTCACAGGATCGTGCTAGATAACGAACCATGCTAACAATACGTTCAACAGTATTGCTGCCGAAACTGTCATACAAATAGACACGACTGCTTCCAAGAGTGGCCTCATACGCTGCATCAAATTCCTCCTGCGTGTATTCTGTATCGGGTAGGTGCAGCTTCTTGTCTGCATGAATTGACATGACACCTAAGCCTGTGTCACGGGTTGGTTCCTCTAAGAAGAGGGTGCCTACGTTACCTTTGTCTTCTCGTATGAGACTGTAGAGTATCTCTCGCATAACCTGTGTCTTGCCGACACCTGTGCCAGCAACCACAGTGATTAGCTCACCTGTCCGTAGACCCTTGGTCATGTCGTTGAGACCATCGAAGGGATACGGTACACTCTCATAGTTGGGAGGTGTAGCCACGATCTCATACATGTCAGCACCAGAGACGATACCGTCAGGTGTGAAGGGACCAGCCTTCCTGTGACTGTCAATGAACTCACGTTCACGGCCCTTGAGGATGTAGTCGTTAGGGTCTTTGAGTGTCATCTTAACAAGGCGTACCTTGCGTGGATCAAACAACTCAGCGACAGCTAGGGCTGCATTCTGTCCGGCAGTGTCACTATCAAAGCAGACATTGATCTTCTCAAAGCTATCAAGCCACTCATAGTTACGTTTGCAATCCTGCACTGCACCTGAGGCACCGTTGATTACTGACACACACGGCTCTGCCATGAACATCATCTGATACGCAGCCATTGCATCGAACTCACCCTCTGTAATGGTGACTGACTTGCCACCCTTAGAGAATGCTGACTGTCCGAACAGGTCTGCCTTGGCATTGCCGTTGAACTTGAATGTCTTCTCTTGCAAGCCTCGTTGCTTGAAGCCAGTAGCCTTACCATCCAAGGTATAGATCAGGTTAACCTGTCCGTTAGATGTGAGTGCCTTGTATTTCTCAGCCACTGCCTTAGTTAAACCACGGCTAGGGATAGCTGAAGGCGTACCCGTAACTGGTGGCAGAGGCTTGACTGAGGTTAGGTGTGGCTGTGGCATGTTGTCCTCCTCATCATTGAATGTTTTAGTTTTACAGACGTAGCAGTAAGCCCCGTCCTCGTGTGGATAAACACCATCACTACTCCCGCAGCTTAGGCATGGCTGGTGTTTCTTGTGTTCGTAGTCCATCGAATAGTTCAAACTCTTGTGCCTCCTTTACCTTGGCTATACACTTAGGGCAAGGAGACCATGACTGTTTGTCTTCTTCCCAGTATATCTCTGTGCCCTGTGTCATAGCATTACATATATAACAACGCATGTCTAGTCCTCCTGTTTACCGTGCAAAAGTCCTAGCACGATTAGTTTTAGTGCAATATAAGGCCACACAAAGGCCGTGAATAAGTAACTTACCTCAGCACCTTCTTCATCTGAGGAGAAAGCCTCAAAGAAAAACAGGACGCCTAGAAGATACATAACAAATGCACCGTATAAAAATTCTATAGTCAATTCATACTCCTCTTTCTGTTCTGGTATGCACCCTCAGTCTGATGGAGGGATGCTAGGATGTCAAGCAATTGTTGATAACGAACCACAACAACATCCTCAGTGTCACCCTCTGGGTCATCCTGTGCAAGGAAGACAGTCCCATCATCTGTGATGTAAACCTTTAAGTCTTCGTGCTCACCAGTCTCATCCATTGAGATGATCTTAACGTGGTCAAACTCAAACTCAACAGTAAACACTACAGCTTCTCCTCTCCATTTAGTTGATTGATACGCATCTCAGCATACCGGATCACCTTCTTCAAGTCAAGGATTTCACTGGCATCCCTTGTCTTACCAGCGTATGCCTTGAACCCTGCACGACTAGCATACTTAATGATGTTACCCCGCCAGAAGTCAAAGCTATTGGACATGATGTAGGTGATAGGTTCTATCTCCCACCGTGCATAGTGCTCAGGCTCATTGACAATATCAGGTGTGTGTTCTGATAACACTGCATCACTAAACTCGTGGTCTCGCATTACACTCTCCTTGTATGCTTTCTCTTCTACTAATAGTTTCTTCCACTGGCTGTTAATCATTCTTCCTCCAAACAGAAGCCACACCATGTGGACTTACTTGCATTACCACAGCTGACACATTTACGCCAGCCATTCTTTTCATCACGATCTTGAGCTGCTCTACGTTCCTCTGGTGTCATGGGTCTAATCATAGTTATTTCTACCCTCTGTCATTGCACAGATCATAATACTTATAGGACAACTGCTCAAACTTCCACTGGTATAGCTGCTGCATACCAATCAGGGCGTTCATCAGTTCATCCTCATTAGGCGCACACATAACGTCACCTACCTGTTTGTACATTGTCTCAAGATCGTTACACACACGCCAACAGTCTAGTATCATTGGCTCTAGTTCCTGTAGTTTAGTCATCTTTCATCTCCTACTTTATCCGATTACATCCGATTACATCCGATTATAGCATCAATGTAGCCTTGTACTCTACGCTAGTCCAGTACTTTCCTGCGATCTGACCATGAACACTACCAAAGACATTACCAAAGACAGTACCTTTGACAGTACCTCCGACACTGCCTCCGACGTTGCCTAAAACATCGCCTTTGACATGACCTTCGACATCACCTCCGACATCACCTTTGACATCACCTCCGACATAACCTCCGACATAACCCAAGACATCACCTATGACATTACCTACGACATTATTTATGATATCACCTTCGACATCACCATGAACATCACCCAAGACACTGCCTTCGACATAACCTACATCACCTATAACACCGCCTCCGACACTGCCTACAATAGTACCACAGACACTGCCTATAACATCACCAACAACATCACCCATGACATGACTTTCAACATTGCCGTTG